ACGTAGTAGGTGACATCGCCTAATGTCTCCTATTCTAACTGGAGTTATTGCCTCTGGGATAAGTGGAAACTTAACTCCAAATGCACCAACAATTGGAACAGCAACTGCTGGTGATGCAAGTGCTACGGTTACGTTTACAGCTGCAGCCTCTGGACCAGTTGCAACATCATTTACTGCTGTGTCTTCACCAGGTTCAATTAGTGCAACTGGTGCATCATCGCCACTTACTGTCACTGGCTTAACAAATGGAACAGCATATACATTTACTGTATATGCTTCTAATGCTCTTGGAAATTCACCTTCAAGTGCAGCATCTAATTCTATTACACCTCAATCAGCATCAGTAAATAACTTTTTATCTATTGAAACCAGAACAAGTTCTATTGCATACATGTACGACCTTAGACTTGAAAGTAATGGCACAATATACACATGTGGAGGTGTTGTAGATGGCACAAATAGAGATTCTCAAATAAATAAATATTCAAGTAATGGAACAAGAAGTTGGGGTAGAACATTTTATAGAAGTTCTGGATCAAGATATGAGTATTCTATAGGAACTGTTGTAGATTCATCAAATAATGTTTACAATATTTCAAATCCAGATTATGGTTCGCAAAGTCTTCGTATTTCCAAAGTAAATTCAGATGGAACGTTTGCTTATTCTAGAAATTATAATCCTGGCAGTGGTAATGGATACATAACATCTTCTACAGTAGATCCAAGTGGAAATATTATTGTATCTGGAAGAGGATATTATGATGGGTCTGGTGGATGGCAGCTTACAACAATGAAATTTAACTCAAGTGGCGCACTTCAATGGCAAAGACGATATGGAACTTCTCCTGAAGATTTCATTGGCTATGGGACTGTTTGTGATTCTTCAGGTAATATTTATGTTGCTGGAGCGAAAGGCACATTGGGAACAGCTTCTTCTTATAGAGGATATGTAATTAAATATAACTCTTCAGGAGTTTTGCAATGGCAGTATCAATACAATGAAGGAACTCTTGGTGGAGGTTTATACAATCTAAATATAGATAGTAATGATAATTTATATGCAACTGGAGAAGTAGGAACTACGACATCAACAATTTCAACACTTTTAAAACTTAATACAAGTGGAGACATTGTTTGGCAAAGAAAGTTTATAAATGGCACAGGTTGGTATTACCAACCTACTTTTGATAGTAGTGGAAATATTTATATTTCTGGAAGTGATGGTACTGACTCTACCTGGTTTAAATATAATTCTTCGGGAACATTACAACTACAAAGAAAAATAACAAATAACAGGTTTGCTCAATCCGTGCATAATTCTGGATCTTTACATTTCTTAGGAAATACAGCAACTCAACATGTATTATCAAAAGTTCCTGCTGATGGATCCAAAACTGGAACATATACTGTTGGCGGAATAACTATGGTGTATTCTACAGCATCTTTAACAGATGCAGCTGGCACTTTTTCAAAATCAACGCTTAGTTATTCAGATGTGGCAAACAACTGGACTGAAACAACAAGTGGAAACACTACAAATAACAGTAAATTGTTAACAAGATCTGTTACATCGATATAGGAGAAAAAATGGCATATATAAATCTAGATACTATGGAATATCCAAGATATCCAGGAGATGTTGAGTTAAATCCAACCGCAAACTGGCAAGAGGTGGAGCAGACAGATCCACCAGCAATTGAAAGTAACCAAATTTTTTATCAACTACCACCTGAAAATATAAATGGTCGTTGGGTATCTGTTTGGGAAGTTAGAGACTTAACGGAAGAAGAAATTAAACTAAAACAAATTATGAGATTAAGGGAGAAAATAAGATTTGGAGCTTATCTTTCTCAAGAAGAAGCTAATCTTTTAATAGAACTTTAAAATAAAAATAAATTTTTTATAATAAACTAAAGGAGAAATAAATGGACAGATTAAAGCTAACAACAAAGCAAAAGGCAATACTTAAGTCATACCTTCGTGGTGTATTAGTTTCATTCTTAGGATTCTTAGCAAGCAATGAACTTGGATTAGATCCAATTGTATCTATTGCCGTTGCTGCTATCGCTGGTCCTGCAGCCAAAGCTTTGGACAAAACTGAAGATGAATACGGAATAGGTTCAGAAAACTAATGTCTACCAACGAATGGGCTGGTATCGCAGTAGCGGTAACCACAATAGTCGCCAGCTTTGCTGGCTCAGTTCGTTGGCTGGTAAAGCATTACCTTAATGAACTTCGCCCGAATGGGGGTAGCTCGATAAAAGATTCCATTTCTAGATTAGAAACTAGAATTGACAATTTGTTTGAACTAGTGGCAGGAAAGAGTAATGAATGAAACCTGTAGTCAAGAAAGCCACACCTGCTGCAATTGCTGTGCTGCGCCAAGCGACGGCATTGTTTCCCAAGAGGAAGAAAGCAAGCGATGGTCTACTACCATCTGCTGCTCACCTACAAGCCAGTCCTGATTCAGATCACAACACTGGTCTAGCAGCAGACTTAACTCATGATCCTGTTGGTGGAGTAGATTGTAAAGATATTTACAATCGACTTAAAGAAGATAATAGAGTTTCTTATTTAATATTTGATGGTCGCATTTGGTCTAAACAAAAAGGCGATAGAAAATATACTGGCTCCAATAAGCACGTAAAACATTTACATATATCTATTAAAGATGAATGCGCTAATGATACATCACCATGGTTTAAATGGATTGAACAACCAAAAAAGAAGTAGGAGATAAAGCATGGCAACTACCAATAAATATCTTAAAGGTGATTTGCCTATTGCAATCAGCACCAATATTCCTACTGCGTTGGTTAGATACCAACGTGAGGATTTTGCTGCTAGTTATGCCATAGGTAATACTCCTTGGCTATCAGCTGCATCTGACAACAACCGTATTAGTCGTATTACTACGACATACCAGAAAGAACGTATTGACCAAAGCGCAACTGCTGGTGAGCAGTCGCTATCTAACTGGTGGTTAAGATCTGCTACCTCATGGCACCATGGTGCTGGCGAAAGATTCTATGACGCCGAGTCATCTGATCTATTTAGATTCTATGAATCAAACAACGTAGATCCTTGGACTCTTGGTGAGCTTAAGTTATTACCAGCAACTACACAGTTAAGTACATCAGCAGCAAGTCACCCAGCAACTGTATCAGGTGGTACATTTTTTATATCAGGCGGTAACGTAAATTTTTATGATGGAACTACAAATACATCAACTTCTTTAGGAACATCTACTACCGCACAATCATTAACATCAGATGGTACCTTTGCAATTGTTGGTGCTACTGATGGCATCTATCAGGTGAGCACAGCCTTGGCTGTAAGTAAACTATGGAACAAGCCAAACGCAGTAACAACAATAACCGTTCAGGCAATTGGTTATGTTAAAGATCGTATTGTTGCTGGCATTAAACATGATAATACTGGTATGTATTTATATGAACTATCTCGTAACCCAGGTTCTCCTCCTGCCACTATGTCTAACACTGAGCAAAGGTTTACTTACCCAAATACATCTTTAACATTTAACTCTATATCAGAACTACCTGGTTCTATTATAGTTGGTTACACACAGGGTATAGTATCTAAAGTACAGTCTTATACAATCAATGTATCATCTCCATTAGCTGCTATTAATGATCCAACTATTATTGCAGAACTACCTAGAGGCGAAACATTAAATCAAATTCGTTTATATTTAAATGAGTTTGTTGTTATTGCTACAACTAAAGGTGTTCGTGTAGGTGCAGTCGGTACGGACGGTACATCATTTGTATATGGACCACTTAATGTTGAAGGCAATGTCTCCGACATTGCATTTGATCAGTCATATGTATACGCATGTAGAGATTATGCAATCTCTGGATCCACTGGTTTATGGAGAATTAATCTAGGGCAGGCTGTTGGTAGTGGCTATGCCTATGCATCTGACTTGGTTATTGATAGTAGTACAGTAACTGGAGTTTCCTTTATTGGCTCAACAGGGCGTAAGTTTATTACTACATCTACTGGAATATGGCTGGAATCAGCCACGGTTAAAGCAGCATCTGGTTATTTAAAATCTGGCTGGATTAGATGGGGTACTAGTGAAAGAAAACAACCAGTATCTTTATTAATTAATTCAGATCCAGATGGTTCTGGAACGCTTGGTTTTACAGTTGAAGATCCAGGTACTCAGTTATTAACTATCGGTTCTGTACCTATTGAAACAAGTATTGAAATTACTTTAGCTGGTTATGTTTCACCAGCAGATCATTTTGAAATTACATTTAACTTTACTAGAGATTCATCTGATACTACTAAGTCTCCTATACTTGAGGAGTGGCAGATACGTGCATTACCTGCACCACAAAGATCTAGAACATTAACCATTCCATTACTATGTTATGAAGAGGAACGTGACCCTAATGGCAATACCAGAATCTCAGTACCATGGGAACGAATCCAATACCTTGAGCGTATTGAACAGAATGGTGGAGCAGTATTGTTCCAAGACTTTTCAAATGGAGAAGAAAGAATCTGTGTTATCCGTGCTATTCAGTTTGAGCAAATTGCACCTCCCACTTTTGCGAGCGGGTTCGGAGGAATAGTAACTCTTCAGTTGCAAACTATTGACACTGAACAAATTGTTTCTTAATGGATACAAATAAATTATTGACACTTGTTGGACCAGATGAAAGAAGTGAGCTAGTCACGAAAGTTCGTGTGGCTCTTAATGTTGCTGGCGATGATGTGCTTGATGCTCCCCTACAGGAAATGTTAAAAGGGTTGCAGCGTCGCTATGACATCCCAGCAGTCGGGTGCATCAATATAGCCACGCTGGATGCGCTCGCAGTTGCTCCACCAGAATGGTAGGGCTAGAAGGAGAGGGGGATCTTAATTGATCCCCCTCTTTTTTTATTTATATAATCTTTTTTAACCAGACCTGAGAGTTGTCTTCTATCTTTTCAACTCTTCCAATAAGTAAATGACACAATACATCTATTGCATATTTTGGATCATAGAAGTCACCTTTATTCATGGTCCATATATAATCATCAAATGCAATTAGTCCACCAATAACTGTTTGTTCATATGCATTCATGCCATCACGCAATACAGCAAATGCAGAATGATCACCATCTACATATATAAAGTCATAACCCCCACCAGACATAGCAAAGAAAACATCACTTCTTTTTTTGGTTGGTATTATTTTATTCTTCTCAATAGCTTCTTTATTCTTTTGGTAGTATGTATCCCATACATCATTCCAATCCATATTTTTATGGATCTCTTCATCAGACCCTTGCCATGTATCTACATCTATGAGGCTAGAGGATTCATGCTGAAGGATGTTATCTACCATCCATTTAGATGCATCTCCTGTATATGCGCCTATTTGAACACAGCGCAAGGCTGTGTTCGATAATGGCAGTAAATGTTTTTCAAAGTTTATTCTTGCATTACTACCTTCAAACCAATTTGGGTATGTCATAGTTTCCTATTCTTTTCACGGCTCGCCTTGAGCGAGCCTTTCCCACCCACCACCCTTTAACTTTATCAGATTATTGGTAAGAACTACAAGTGTGTCGTTACCAAGGAATGTCACTTGGTTGTATTACTCTTCTGGTATGAATGAACTTCCTCCGCATAGATCCTATAGCCAGTTATCTACTTGGCAATCCTGCCCACAGAAATACTATCTTAGCAAAGTAGCTATGGTTCCAGAGAAACCTGCGGTATATCTTGCTGCTGGTTCAGCTGTCCACTCCATGCTGGAGTGGCTCAACCATGAGTTCTATAAGAAGCAACTTGACAATTGATCAACGTGGTATACCAAGCAATGAGTGTATCAACTGTGGCTCAAACATACAGGTTATTCGTGCAATCTTTAATGACTATGAATTGGTTATGTGGTTCCTTGATTCTTTCTGTGCGAACTGCGGTTCGCCTATGACCGCACCTACCCCTGTGGATAACCCTGATTACAAAGAGGGTGATGATGAACTCTATTGATTTGACACAGAAGTGGCTTGAGGTATTTAATGATGCCGTCAAGGAGACCGAAGAGAAATCTGGTATTCCCTCGACAGAGTGGAAGACGGCTGGACGTAAGACCACCTTACGCCCAGACGGAGAAGATCTATCGTTCTGGCAAAGCGATGGACTCAAGCAGGTAGAGGCGTACCAGAAATGGTACGAGTCTTCTGGTTGGCAAATTGCTACGATGCCTGATGGTCGTCCTGGAATTGAATGGGCAGCAGATGTTCACTTCGGGGGAACACCAGTTCGCTTTATTGTTGATGCGATCTACCAAGTAGGGGAAGACTTGGTAATCGTTGATTACAAGACAGGTTCTAGGACACCATTCGGTATGATCCAAGCAGGCTTGTATGCCTCTGGTATTGAAAAAGCTTTAGGTGTTCGCCCTAAGTGGGGCGCATTCTTTATGACAAGACAAGGTACGCTTGACGATCTTATAGATCTGTCGCACCTTACAATAGATTATTTTGAATATGTATTTGGTGCAATGAACCATTCGGTATTGAACGGATGGTTTCCACCATCCGTCGGTGATTCATGTCGGATGTGTTCATTCCAATCTCAATGCCCAGCGATGGGCGGTACAGATTTCCCACTGAAAATACCAACAACCAAGGGAAAGAAAGGATGAACATAGATGACTGAATCTAAGTTCTCGTATACAGGTAAACTAAACAGCACAGACTTATTCACCGTAAGAGGTGATAGTGCTGAGGAGTTTGCTACCAACATGCAAGCTGCAGTTGAGGCAATCAAGGCAGCAACTGAACTACAGATCGCACTAGGTGGTCGTGGTGGCATGACATCAATGGATAAAACGGTACAAGCATTAACTAATGCTGGATTAAATCCAACAGTAGTTAGTTCTGGACCTACCTCTATTGAGGTTGTCAAAGATAAGTACAACAATGAATGGACATATGGACACCCAGATGCTCCAGATCTACCAGATGGTCGTGGCAAGTACGCTAAGAAGAAGGGCGTATCCAAAGCTGGCAAAAACTATGTAGGTTGGTTTGATCCTGCAAAAGGACCAAAGCCATTTACAGTAGGCGCAGTAGAAGCCGAAACAATCTGGACTAAGTAATCCATGCGTACCTTATTGCAAGTAGTAGGAGTGGAATCTCCAGCAGGGCATGCCCTTCCTGAGATTCTTCCTCAACTCACCAGCAACCAAGTTGTATTCCGTCAGGCACAATTACATTTGGTTGCAGCGCAACCAGGTGGTGGTAAAACCATGCTTGCTTTATGGTACGCAATTACATCTAAAACTCCAGCCTTATATTTTTCAGCAGACTCTGATTCTCGAACGATTGCTCTTCGTGCAGGCGCAATCCTTATGGATAGATCAGTAACTGATGTGGAAAGAATGATGGACTCGGAGGCATCTGTCCTCCTAGAAGATGCACTGGCTGATGGTGCTGGGCATATTCGATTTAGTTTTGATCCGTCTCCTTCTTTACAAGATATCGAAGAAGAGATTGAAGCTTGGATTGAATTGCACGGTGCTCCACCATCAGCAATTTATATTGATAACTTAATGAACGTCGCTGCAGTTAGCGACAATGAGTGGACAGCATTGCGTGATGCAATGTCTGCATTCCATTACATGGCTAGAGAATATGAATCAGCATTCGTAGTTCTACACCATGTATCTGAAAATGAAAAGATGTCTAAGCCTAACTACCCAGCACCACGTAAAGCTTTAATGGGTAAGGTCTCCGCCTTACCTGAACTGGTACTGAGCGTAGCGTTAGATGGTATAGCCAATGCATATAGAGTTGCTGTTGTAAAGAATCGCCATGGTAAGGCTGATCCAACAGCAGAGAACTATGTAACTTTATCTGTTGAACCAAGTCATATGAGTTTATATAACTCTCCTGCTGAACTGCAAAGAGCAAGGACAATGAGACAATGGCAGTAATAGAATTAACTGAAGATGAGATTATGGATTCACTTAGGTTTATCCACAGGGTTAGAAAGAACAAGAAGGAGTTTGATGTTACGGATCGTAAGTTTGATAAAAATAATTCCTCGTATTCCGTCAATCTTATGGGTCGCTTGGGTGAGGTGGCATGTGCTAGGTTCCTTGGGCTACCGACGGATAACACGATTACGCCTGGCGGTGATAACGGAAACGACCTCCAAACGGTATTGGGAAGATCTATACAGGTTAAGACGTCGACACTACCGCAATTAATATTTAATGCACCAGAGTTATTTGTTTCTGATCTGGCTGTACTTGTAAAGTTTTCTGGGGATAAACAACTTCCACATGTGGATAGTTTGTTTGATGTTATTGGTTGGACAACACGAGAAAATTTTCTTGCTAATCATTACTTACATGACTATGGTTACGGCACTCGATTAGTAATGGACGCTGATCAACTACAACCAATAGAGGTGCTTGTTAATGAAATATCCAGACTTCACTAGTGCAACTTGCAGAGGTATCGGAGTAGAATTTTTTTACCAAGAACATAGCACTGCATCTAGTAGTGAAGAACGGAAAGCTAAAGCAATCTGTAAGGAGTGTCCAGTAATGCAAGCTTGTTTAGAGTGGGGTCTTGCTCACGAATCATTTGGTATATGGGGTGGCACTTCACCTAGAGAAAGAATGCGGATGAGAAAAAAACTTGGTATAGAAGTTGAACAGATATTAGTGAATCATTATGTCAACACCAAGTAAACGTAAAGGCTCGCAGTATGAGCGTGATGTAGCTAAGTGGTTAGTCGCTAATGGTTTCCCTTGTGCTGAGCGGGCGTATGGTGCAGGTAGGCACGACGACGTCGGAGATATTGATGGCATAGATGGTGTTGTAGTAGAATGTAAGAATGAAAAGAAGATAG